CTTCATCCAACTTAGGATGTCGCAGTTCAGTACCACACGAGGGACAAGTGATTGTCTCCAGTAGCCCCAAGTGCGTCAAAAGACCGCCGAGGACTGCCATAATCTGTGTCATATCCTCCGTCAGTGCGTTAGCAAGTCGGTTCATAGATGAACCAAGACCATGCACTGCCTCAGTGAGTTCTTTCGTGGTCATTTTTCGAGGTGCTCTTTCTTCGGTCATATTATTCACTTTACTCACGCCAGTATATAGTCATATCCATTGCACTGCACCGAGGCCACGATGAGCGTTCCACAATTCCTGTGTACTCCACCCAACAAGGTCATAGATGTCGCATGCTTTGTTGACAATGTATGTCTCCGTCATTCTCGGCCAGTCAATGGCACACACGCCTTGCAGTTGCTCAAAATTGTCAAATGCAATCTGCTGTCCCCGCTTGTTGACGGCGGTTAGGAACGCTTCATCGACCTCATAGTTGCGACCGAGGTTCTTTTTAGCCCAATCAGCACCTGCTGAGGCACCCGAAAGAACTTTATACTGTGAAAGACGACGCTTCAACTTTCCTACCATCAAGACATCCTCAGCAAGTTCACCATTGATGCCCTTACTGATGAGGCCACATACCTCAGTATCGACCTCATCTTGAGCCGCACCATCGAGGATAGCACGAAGTATGGAGTCCATTGTGGACTTCATGGCTTTTGGCATCCTCGCTTGCTTGAGTTCAAGACCCTTGTAGTAGTATTCGGGCTCGTGTGACTGACCATCGGTCCATATAACCTTGCCAGCGTAGCGGTTCTTTCGCTTGAGAATCATAGACTCACACCACTTCTCGAACTCGGTTTCGATAGGAGCCATAGCCTCGTTAATTTCATCGACCAACGCCATTCCTTCTTCGGGACTTGGTACCTCGCAGAATATAGAATCAGTGTGTCCATAGCGCACAGGATAACCACGCTCATTGCACTCGTCACGCAGACGGAATAGAGTCTGTCGGGAGGTGTGGGTGATGGCGGCGGCAATATCGGGGTGGTACATGCCGAACTTAGAGTCACCGCAGATACCATAGAGGGAAGCGACCATTGATTTGGTGGCAAATTGAGCACCATCCCACTTCTTGTAGGCTATCTCATCCTCATCAGCCCGAGCCTGTTTCATCAGCGCCTTGTACTCATTGCGCTTGACGGTCAATTTGTCCATAGTCCTACCAAGCAACCCACGGTCGCCTTGTATGAACTTAGCACCGCTACCACAGTCCACGCCTTCATCCGATAGAGTAGTCCAGCAGATGTTATGCAGATTCACATTGGAGTGGTACATGGCCTTGATGTCCATAATAGCAATGTTAATGTATCTTCCGGGCTCGGGCTCTTGAATATCAGCACCCGGATAATCCTTCTTCTCGAACTGAGGGGAGTCGGGTATGCGTAGGTCGAACTCACTGTCTTGTAGGAACAGACTTGCCGAACAAGCGGTGATGAGGGGAGTCGTGGCCAATTGGCACTGCACAAGATGTTGCATAGAGGTGTGGTAGCCAATAACATTGACTGCCTCATCCAACTTAGGTAGCAACTCGACATCTATACGATTGTAGTGGAGGTATGTGCCTACATCAGTGTAGTAGGTATCGTGACCATCGGGCAAATCAACCTTCCGCTCTTGTAGCACATGCCAAGCAATATCATCCAACTTCTGCGATGCCAACTGTCCATTCTTGATAGTCCACAGCCGCTTGAATCCAACCATGAGGTCGAAGCAAAGTCGCCCCGGTATAGGTTGCGACCAGTGCTTATCACTCCAATTGTACATGAAGTCGTGGCGATTGTATGGTGATAGGCTCTTGGGGTTAAGACCCACGGCCCTCATGCGGTCACATATCTGCTTGATGTCAGCATCCACCACATACCAACCGGCAATAATGTCGGGGTCTTGCTTTGTCATGTGTGCGGCGAAGTCAGCCAGCAATTGACGCTCATTGGCGAACGCCTTTATGGGAGTAGGGAAATTAAGTGTCTTTATACCATCGGGGTGATTGACACAATCAAGTGAGCGATGAATACCAGCCGGTATATCGGGACTACATACCCACGAATACATGCGACCGGTATAGGAGTCGTGTACACTGAGCATGGTTATCTCCCCCGAGGTGGTCTTCCACTCACCGTCGAGATACCATACCCTGTGCTCGTAGTTAGGGATAGGGTCTTCACCTTTGACCAGTCGGTCACTGAGAACTTGATTAGGGAAGGTTATGTGTGCCTCCCATGTTTCGGTATGCTTGGACCACAGCCTCCTGTCGTACTCGGTGCGAAAGTGCACCTTGCTCAAATCAGTACCGTGCAATCCCTCGTACCCTTCTTCGACTTTGACCAATCCATATCGGTCATTGACATTCTTGGCAAAGCAGTAGGGGTATGCCTCGACGACATAATCCCTACGCTCATTTGTTTCGGGGTTTCGAGAACGAATCCGTACCTTCCTACCGCCAATGTGTGTCACAATCATGCTAACACATCTGTTGTCGGCAGTATATAGATGTTCACAAAGGATTGTACAGGCAATTGCACCACGGAATAGCCGTCATAAAATTCTGCAAGGAGGTACTATCGGTAGTCTTGTGCTTGTCCAATCTCCGTATCTTGATAATACAGTCGCAATCACAACACATTATGATTTCGTACTTACTGTCCTTCGGCAGATTTACCACGGCCTCGCCCCCTTGTGGGGATGTCATGGCGTCGTAGCCAATTCTGTATAGTCATTGGCGTGACCCCGCACATACGGGCAATCTGTGCCATCGTACATCCATTGGTCACATAAGCATTAGTGAGCCATTGCTTGTCACGGAAATCATCATTTAGTGTCTTGACACTAACAGTGATTAGGTGTAGGGAGTCACACCCACCACACTCCACGCTGAGTTGTGAGTCACTTAGCACACTTGCCATGCCCCACGAGTCGTCTTCGTCGTTTTCGGTATTACATTTTTCACATTTCCAAGTTATCATTCTTTCACCTTCTTGTACTCTCTCGCACCATCTCCCTTGCGGTACTCGACCACTTCACGAGCAATCATAACCCGCATCAGTGTGCCTATACGAACATTAGTTATCATCATAGAAGAACCACCTCTTGCATCATGCTCGAGGCACATAAGGCGCACTTCATCAGTAGTGTACCAGTGCTCTTCATCCATTTCATGGTGAATGACCATAGCGAGTATGATTCTCATTCTGCGCCTTCGGTCGGAGCCACGGTAAATCCATCGCCGGAACACAGGATGTTCGCATGTGTCCTCGACCTGTTTCATACTAAACCCATTGATAGAGTCGTATTTGTGACCAAGAGTCAATCAAAGCACCCCAGATTGAAATACCCAGTCGCCATTTTCCATAGCGAGTAGTAGGCGGATGCCTTGTCCATAATCCTTGAAGTTGAAAAAGCGCAACTTAATCTTGGTCGAGTAGTGCTTGGCGATGTTCTCCAAGCCACCCTCATACACAGCCTCAAAGTCGTCCATAGTATAATCACCCAAGTGAACCTCAGTCAGTCCCTTGAAGGCACCTCCCACGGTCACGAAGAACTGATTGTTCTTGATTGAGAACTTGTAGCGATTCAACTTCTGCCCATTCATGCCATCACACTGCAATGCACTGTACAATTCGTTGGCATCAACCTCAGCCGTAAAGAACGGGGGAATCACTTGCTTGTCGAGAGTCATGTATGTCTTGCCGTCGATAATCTGCTCGGCTCGCTTCAACGCTTGCTTAGACCACTCGTCGAGAGTGTACTGACTGTTAGCAAATGCCTTAGCATCAAGGCCACCAGTGAGTGTAGTCTGCTTGTTCTTTGACTTCACGAGAACCTTGCCGGTATCGTGAGTCAGCCTAACATAGTCCTTGTCGTGGTGCTTTAGAACACCAAGCATACGCCTAATGTCCGGCACCGGAATAGACTCATCGTCATGCTTGCCCACTTCAAAAGAGAAGCGACTGAGCGAGGTCTTACCATCCTTGACAATGCTGGTGGTACCGACCTTCCCTTCCGAGAGGATAAGTACGCACCCAGCAACTTGGTCTTGCGACTTGCCGTTGATATTTTGCTCCCGTAGCGTGGCCATGAGCAATTGCTCCAAAGCCTTGCGGGGTAGCATCATCGAGGCACACCGCCCGAAATGTAGTGTGCGAAGATGGATGCTGGAGCGTCGTGTTGCTCTTGTAGTTCTTGCACTGCGGCGAGAACCCTTCCGAGGTTAGGTATCTCTCCGACCTCGTGCTCCAAATCAGCAATGCGTACTGACAGGAGGCCAAGGTGTTCTTGTAGCAGGTCGAGTCGCTTGGCGACCAGTTCGGAGTTGATTTGCAGTTGCTTGAACGCCTCAAGGATGAAGTTATCTCTTGTGTCGCTCATCTCAGTCCCACCCGAATGGTAGCCCTTCCCAAGAAACACTACCGCCTTTGACCGACATGACATCGTATCGCTTGCCCAAGTGTTCCATGTTGCGACCCTTCATCTCATTAACGGTGGCACGGATGATGAAGTCCCCTTCATTAAGGCTCTTGTCAGCCTCAACGCCAGCGGTCTTATCGCCCTTCTTAGTGTACCGTCGTAGGAGAATCTGTTGACTGACAAATCGCTGAGTACCATCGACCCAATCGACAATCTCACCAATCTTCATCATGGCCTTCGTGCCGTTGCCGACATCCATGAATTGTTTCTTGTCCTTCAAGTGGAAGGTGAAGAAGATGTAGGGGATTGGTAGCGCAGTCAAGCGGTTAAGGACACCCTTAAACACACGGTTGCGCTCTCGCCATTCCTTTTGGTTGAAGTTATCACTGTCGTCCTTGATAACGCCACGCTCAATCAGTCGCTCGGTCATGACGAACTCACACCATTTAAGGAAGGTGGAGCCACCGTCCATGACCACTGCGCCGATATTCTCGTGTTGCTCACCCAAGTAGGAGGTGAACCATTCCAACTTCTTGACTACTGCGAGCCAGTTGGTAGTGTTGTCTTCATTCCACATGGCATCATCCATCTCGTCGATGAGGGGAATGACACGGATGCGGTCTGCACCCTCGACATTGGTTGAGAGTAGCAGGTCAACAGTGTTCTGTGCGGAGTTGTCGCAGTCGAGGACAATGATTTGCTTGTCCGTGTGTTTGATTGCGAGGTCAAGCGAGAGCCCGGTCTTAGCCGTGTTCTCCTTGCCAACGAGAGCCATGCGGATAGGAGCGTGGTTCTCACGCTTCTTCTCAAACAGCGCCTTGTAGTAGTCAGCACCGTAGGTAGGTTGCTGACCCTTGCTTGCAGTGGGTTGTTCGCTCTTCGCCCAAGCCATCAGTCCCACCCCTCAGCGCCTTCGTCCCCGGGGTCTGCCGAAACAGCCATCGACTCAGCACACCACCAGCCGGTAGTGACGAGGCGAGCCTCATTGTCACGGCTGATGTACGGTTGTCCGAGAACCATGAGAGTTGAACCAACACCGAAGTCCACTTGGGATTCGTGTGCCGCTGGGATGTAAATGTCCACAGTGCCAGCAGTGGACATGATGTCCAAGTCGCCAACAGTTAGGATGTAGCCACCGTTATCACGAGGGTCGATGTGAATGACCTCGACGATAACAGACACGAGTGCATCCCACTTCTCTTTGTCACTGAGCCCGTGAACATAGGATTCGATACCATCGAGTCCCTTCTCAAGTCGGTGAACGCCATCGTAGTTCATGGTGTCCGGTGATTCACTGAACACCGCTTGTAGGGCGTTATCAACAGTGAAGGTCGATACACCCGGCTTGGCGTAGGCAATGTTGCCATTGCGAGCAGGTCGCATGGCAATTGTACCGGGAGTGAAGGTAGGTTGGTCTGTCTCAGCCAAGTTGCCGTTGAAGCGGAATGAGTACACTTGTACATCGGTTTCGCCTTGCTTGCGACCCAAGAAGGTACAGGTTCGGTCCTTCTCACTGAGAGGGCGAGCCGCACCGTACTTGAAGTTCTTATCACCAGATGGGAAGGTGACGCTGTTCTTGTCCCACACAAGGTGGAAGTGAAGACCATTGCCAGCGTCGTGGGTGTCCTTTGGTAGCGAATTGATTTCGACCGTAGCCATCTCCGGCTCGAAGGATTGCTTTGCGGCAAGCGAAGGGTTGTAGGACTTAGTGAATGTCCCATCGTTGTTGTCTTCGTACACTGTCGCAAGTCCGTCAGTGACCATAGCCTCGACGACTGCTTCGCCACCGGTGCTTAGGGTAGTACCCGCTTTCTTGTATGCCATCTGCGCCCAATCTTTGAATCGGGGTGCGCTAATGAACATTCCTTCAAAGAGTGTTGCGCCGGAACGCTTTAGTCGCTCTCCTTCGCTTTTCACTTGTCGTCCGGCAATTCGTAGTGCTTGCACTTTGCAGTCTTCTTCGGTCTTACCCGAGTCCATCCAAGCAGTACAGTTCTCGCTGTACACGCTCTCCATACGCTGTTGTAGCGCATCCGTTGTGCAGTTCACATTTTTGGCTATTCGTTCTATCATCTGTTGTAGTTCCATGTCTAAACCTCTATTTTCTTATCTATCCCCGCCAGTATATAACCCTGTCTATTCCGCCAATCGGCGGCAGAAGTCCCATACAACATAGTGCTCATCCACACCACTCAACAAGTCCCGCTGGGCTTGTGTAGCGGCATCGACCAACAACAATTTGCTTTGGCTTTTGGCTGGAGATGAAACACCGTATTGGAATACGGCGTCTATGGTTCTGCGTAGGTTGTCTTGGCCCATCAACTTGACGGCTTCCTCAACCCTACCCTCTTTGAGGCACAGTGTTAGGATGCGAGCCGCATCGACCACTGGCTCCGAGATGGAGCGGAGGAATTGCCCTCGAGCATCGGGAGAGATGGAGTGGTAGGCTTGTAGTGAGTTGATTGCGTTGCGAAGGTCGCCCTTGTTAGCGGAGATGATAGCATCCAAGTCCTCACTGCTTGTAGTGAAACCTTCGGCGGCATCGACCTTGTGTAGTCGGAAGAACATCTCGGAATCTGTGAGAGGTTTGAAGTGTCGGACTTGGCAACGAGATTGTAGCCACGGTGACAACTTGCTTAGGTCATTGCAGGTGAGAATGAAGTAGCCTTGAGCGCCTTCAATGACACCCTTGAGAGCCGACTGTGCGGCGGGAGTTAGTTGGTCTGCTTCGTCCAAGAAGTAAATGGTCTCCCATTGACCAAGACGAGTCATAGGCGCAAGTTCTTCTTCGATGAACTCGATACCACGCTGTCGCTTAGACGACGCATTATACATGTGGATGTGGTAGCCAAGTTGTGTGGCCAGTATGTGTGCGAGACTGGTTTTACCTGTACCCGCCTCGACAGAATAGAAAATGTAGTGTTGCATGGGCTTTCCATCGAGGATGCCCTCGAACTCGGATGCAATGTGCTCTTGACCCATGAACTCATTGAGAGTAGTAGGTCGGTGCTTGGTAGCCCATACTTGCTTCATAGATACTCATGTACCTTCGCCAGTATATAACGCTACTGGCGAATACAGGAAAGGCACTCGTCGGATTGCTCCGGCATAATCCGAGTGCGACCACAAGAAGGACACTGCGTTGCTGTCTTGCGTTCTTTCGGAGTCATAACTGAAATTGGGCGGGTCAAGATTAAGTCCCCCTTGTCTTTGATAACCTGCCGGTCAATGTCGAATAACATGTGGTGAGTGTTGATGCCTATGGTCATTTCGACCTTCTGCTTGCCGACAATGACCACCTGCGGATTCTTCGACATGAGAGCAGAAATGCTGTTAGGAGAAGGGACATTCTTGACACCTTTGTATGTTTGCAGGTACTCAGCAACTTCCTCTCGAGTGGCTGGTCCATGTTCGAGCAGTATTTCCACTATGGCTCGACGGACTCGCTTGTTGTTGTTATTGGCCGACACATATTATGCTATAAGCATTCGGTCCATAAGGTTCATTCGTTGTCGTACATGTTTAGGAACATGGCAGACTCACCCAGTGAACTCGCCTCATAGTCGCTAAAGTGGTACGGTTCATACACATGGCTGACATCTGCTTGTAGGACTGGCATGACAATTTGCCACACCAACCAAGCCATAAAAATGATAAACGAAATCATTTCCACACCACCATTCCGTTAGCGTTAGGTTTGATTTCCGGGCCCAAGTGACCACCAAAGAACATTTCATCAGCAATGTAGGTCCATGCGTTGCGGTCGGTGCTGTTGTGCATTTGCAGTGCGATTTGCTCACGAGAGTACATGCCGACCTCAACACCTTCGAGGTAGTCCACTCTATCAAGAGCCTCATCGGAGATGGCCCACACCTCACCAAATACCTTCCTATCCCCACGCATCATGGCGGGGAATGATGTACCAACACTATGAAGTTCAGCGCCGTAGGTGTTAGCGTAGTCCACGAACTCGGCATCAGCGCCAAGCACATGGTGATTGTAGTAGCCTTTCTTGAGAGTGCCATACACAAAGACAGTGTGCTTCATGCTTCGTTCATCATCTCGTGCTGTGCGTGTTAGTGTTTTCAAATCCATTGTATTACCTTCTGTTGTGTTTTGTTTTGTCCTTTCGGAAGTGCTTGGGTATCGTTAATGCGAATCTCATTGGTCACAATGATGTCATTGTTAGCAATGATGTCCAAGTGTTTGTCTGTTCTTCTCATACCACTCGGCAGTATATAGTCACTGCGCTTGCTCTTGGGTGGCCACTTAAAGCCACGAACAGGAACGATACCGTATGCGATAGCCGCACGAGTATAACTGTCATGCAGTGTGAACTTGCATCGAGCCAGTAGCCTACCGAAGCCAATGTCATTTACATTGACCTTGATGAAAGCGTTGGCAAGAGCAAGGGGAATAGGATATAGGGCACTGTGAGCCCGGTCACGGTCAGTCCAGCATAGGGCGGCTCGCATCTTGCGAGAGTAGTCTTCCTTTGCTACTCGAGAGCGTTGGTCCACAATAACATAGTCCTCACTCTTCTTGGTTAGTCGTGGCATCTTGCTACTCACGACCACCATGCGGTGCGGTACTACCTGTGCCCAGTACAGGGCATCGCTCTCAGTGAACTTGTCCGTGTGGAAAATGTAGGTAGTGTTTGGTTGGGTAGGGGAGATAGTCATTTGTCCGTACATGACAAAGTGGTCGCCTGTGCGGTACTGCGTATCGTCTGTGGTAAAAATGACTACTCCCATGCGTTCAACCCCGATGTATTTGTTAGTGCCCAATGAATCAATCGGCGCATTTGGTGCGGGGTCAATCCCCACACCTCACGAATCGACTTCGCAGGGACTTGGTAGTCTGCAACAAGCCACTGATAACCATTGGCATTGTCGGCCAAGACAATGCTTATACCATCCTCAGCCATAGAACGGGCGAGAGCAGGGAACTCCGACTCATAAATGGGACGAGTAAAGAGCATGTTGGCGCTCTTGCTACGCCATTTCTTCATACTCATTCTTCCTCACCAACCATCATCCAATCCCACTCACGCTTCATTCAATCACCTCGAAATCCGAGTCCTCATAGGACATCACCGGTGCTTGCATGGTAGCAAGTCGCAGTTGAATTTGGTCAAGGTACAGTGGCTCGTTGCGTAGTACCTCAACGAGAATACCCATCATGGCATCGACCTTTCGGTCAGCAAGTAGCAATTGGGAATCGACACCGATTTCACTTTTCAATTGACCTACCAATTTCAAGAAACCTTGTCCTTGTGATAGCAATTTGGTTGCGTCACCAATCCATTCGGAGGTAAGCCCCTCAGTGACCTTGCGTTGCTCGAGTTCATCAAGCCACGACACAAGTCGCTGGACGAGGTTCTCAGCCACATTGAGTGTGCTGATGGACTCATCACGCATCTGCTCGATGTGAGATGCTTCGTTGGGGTCGTATTGCAGGTGCTCATCCATGTGATTCATAACCGTACCGACAGGCCATTGGTACTTTGACTCAAGGAATGTGCTTGTCATTTCACCACGGTGAATCTTGACCTCGACATCACGCTTGTTTGCCAGTTGACACACAGCGCAGTTATTGTCTTCAATGACCCACGCAAGGGCCGATTGTGCGCCTATGTTCTTGTGCTCTTTCGCCCACTCTATTCGCTCTTGGATTTGGCGTCGGGTCTTCATGCGAGCACACTCCATACTTTGACTCGGTAGTGATAGGACTTACCCATCTCACCATCACCCTGTTGATAAGAACCAACATCGGGCGTGTGTGATACGAACCTCGGGTCACGAAGCAGTGCTTGTGACGCCGACCCAACACTACTCGGGCTTCGACGGGAACTATATCCTTCCTCGGCTATGTTGTGCAGTAGGGAACGAGAAGACATCTCGCCGTTGCGTAGGATTTGTATTTTGGCTTGGTCGCACCAAGCAGTGTACCTACCCATCACTCATCACCCCTTAGAAAGTATTCTTTCACCATATAGGGCGAGTTAAGTGCGACATCGACTCGAGTCACAAAGACATCTCGACTGGAGAACAGACTGCATCGTGCGAGCAATTGCTGGGCTTGGCGACGGCTCGGACTATCCCTAAGCAATTTACCAGTCTTAGTGTACCGTAGTTGCTCATGCAGTACGCCCGCAGTCGAGGGCCCGTTGCTCTTGATGTATTCGATTGCATCCCGTAGGAATCGTTGCTTGCCTGTATTTGCTTTCATTGTTTCACCTTCTGTGCGTCGATTTGGATTTTGGCTTGCGGGTACCCAATGATACACGACACTCCCTTCCGACCTCGACCAGTCTTCGTACTCCTTTCTTCATTAAACCACGGCTGTATTTGTAGGTTGTCCTCAATCCACCGCTTCGCAGACTGATAATCACCGTTGGTTATCATCCGTGCTACCTCTTTAATGAGGTTGGAGCGTGACATGGCTTGGTTCCAAAACGCCGTCTTGATAAGCCGTAGGTCGGCATCCATCACAGTGCGGCGCATGTCCAAGCAACGGTCGAGAATGGCCCGGAGTTGGGGAGTCATTTCGATGTGCAGTATGTCCCCACCTTTGTAGTGAGGGGACATGATAGCGTACCCGAGAGCCATGCGACGGAACAAGTCAGCCTCGTGGCTACGGACTTCGGGACGGAACAACCATTCGTTGAACTCGTCGTCGAAGCGGAGAGAGGTAGGGGGGTTAGTGATAACCTCGAGAGCACGGTCAGTAAAGAAGTTGCGAATATCATCAGCCATGCGAACCAATTCAGCACGGTCATTAGGGGTCATGCTTGCTTGCTTGGCTTGGGCCATCTTGAACAGTCGCTCCTTCTCGGGGTTCATCTCAATGTCGATGATAAAGAATCGTCGGTCAAGACCGGACTCCATCTCAAAGCGAGCAGGTTGTGTACCTGCCCACAGCGTGTAGCGAGTAGTGTACTCGACCCAACCAGCCCGCATGACCTTCTTGACCCGACCATTGTCGGTGGAGGTCAGCAGTTGATTCTTGATGTCGGTACTGTGTTCCTTCTTACCAGCATCTGTGATAGATGAAAATTCCTCAAACCCGAGGAACCCACCGCACATCTCACGAGCGAGAGGACGGCCCATGATATTGCCTTCTTCATCAACCGAGCCAAACATACCGGCTTCGGTGATAGAGTTAGGTCCAATGTCGGTACGGAAGCCCATACCTATGTCAGCGTTGAGTGCGTTGGCAAGCAACCCTGTGCGTGGACTCAAGAACAATTGAATCAGTACAGACTTCCCCGACCCCTTCATACCTCGCATGAGGATATGTAGTCGAGTGTCTGCTACATGGGACATGGGTGTATAGATTGGTGCGCTATCATGGCGCAGTATGCAAGCGTCGATACCAAAGTCCTTTTCTTCCATAGGGATGAACGGACAAGTACCGCACTTGTTGAGACCATTAAAGATGTGAGTACCGATGGAACACAGGAAGACTGGTACTTTGTCGGCTACATCCACATAGTGGTTGCGCTCAACATATTCGGTCATGGCCTTGAAGATGTCCACGGTATCAACCCCACATTCCTTGCGGTGCATCCCTGTGACTCACCTTTGCGAGAGTCTTCTTAATGTCCTCGAGCATCTCGGTAGTACGAGCGGCTTCTTCTCGAGCCAATTTAAGTGAGCGATTGAACTTGGTCTTGTTCCAAGTACGCCCATCAAGGCTCGACTCGGTAAGTACATGCACATACAGTCTATAAGCGGCTTCGGCATCAATTTCCTCATCACTAACATGCCCACTAAACACCGTGCTTGAATACAAACCAAGTCCAGCCGCAAGTGTAGGGAACATCCACGCTGGAGGTGTGAAGAAAGAGTGTATTTCGTTTTGCATACATAGCGTCATACCAGTGAACTCATACACCTGTGTGTCACTCGGCTTGAGGGAGGTGAAGTAGTCGGACTGCATGTTATCGTGTATGTGTGTGGTCGTTAGATACTTGACTGTGACCTCATTGCCAGTTAGCCCACCCCATAGGTTCTGTATGGCCTTGACAGTATCACGCACGGGTTGATATGCGTAAATCCATGTAGCCTCAGCCTCTTCTATGGGCATGATGGGTGTGTGTGGCCACTTGTTAATGTTGATGAAGGCTATATCCTCCACGAAGTGAACAGGCCAGCCCGGAAATTCAAAGTCAACGGATTGGTTGAACACCATGTTTTTGATTAGGTGACTCACGATGTACGCATCTGCATCCTCGCTTTGAATGAATGCTTGTGCGGCCACATGAGCCGCCATTCCGTAGTCATTCTCGGAGAACAGTATCACTTGGTTAATGTCAACCGGCAAGTCTTGTTGATGGTAAATGTCGATTGTTCCTTGTTGTGTTAGCATATTCATTCCTCTATTGTCGTCAGTACTTAAGCGTTATGGAATTAAGTTGGTAAAGTCAGTTCAACAAACGAAATAAAATCGAGGTACTGCGTGGCATTTCCCGGTTAATAATTTATTTCGTATAGAAGATATTTCAATAAATAGTATTAGTATAGTATAGTACAGTAGTACTTCACAGTATAGTACACCATTATGTTGAAAGCCTTAGACGAAATAACTTAATTCGAGCAATACCCTCGCAGTCGCACGGTTTTAATTCGTTTGAAAAAAATACCTAACCAACTTAATTGCGGAACGCTTATATCTGCCTCCCAAATCTTTCGTACAGAAGTGTATCAACCTCGAGTGTACGAGTGGAATATGGTAGGATGATGGCACGACCCATGTGCTCACCACTTCGGTCACGGTACATTTCAGCGACCATCTCGTTGATGTGCTTGGTGACTTCACGCCTATCATCTTTGCTTATGCTCTTGGGCTTAATCGGAATGAACTTATGGCCCCTATCATCCACCCCTGTTATGGTGCAATAGAGGCGCTTCCCGAGGTCTGTTATGCGAATTAGGTACGCACCTACCTCACACACCAAAGAGGGCCGTATATGGGCCCCATTCTTATCCCTAAAGACGAACGGTTCTTGGCGACTGCCGTACCCATTCTTATCGAACACAATAGAGTATGCCTCGACATCACGACTGAGTACATACTCGTCGAGCCCGAAGACATTGACGATATTATCGTCGTCGTATTGTAGTACAAGGTGGCGCACATCTTGCTGTGCTTCTTCCAAGAAGCCCTGCATTATCTCACGCATGGAAGGGATATGCTCACTGGGAGCGAAAAAATCATCCTCGACCGGTCCTCTCGGCAGAATTTTTTTGGGAAAAATTGAATCCAAGAACTTCCACATGATGATTTTGCTACTGAAAAGGTGAATAGTATCGCCTTCTTGTAGTGTGAAGATTGGGAACTGCTTGAGTCGTGTTGTTGTCGGGTCACGCACATAGGCTGTGGCTGACTCGACACGGCATTTGTGTAGGTCAAGCACCGAATACATCAGCACCCCTCCATTCGTTGTATGCCTCTATGTCGATACTCCACACGACCACTGTGCGTGGTCCGGCTGTTGAATATCCGGTGGCAGTGCCTTGTTTGTTGATGCCACCAATGGCCCTCAATTTAGGGCCGAATGAATTGCGAGTCGGTAGCCAGCGTGTCTTTAGTTCGCTGTCTGCCAACTGATTGAATAGTTCGTAGGTCGAAAGTCCCTCGGGATTTGCGACCAAAAGTCTTGCTACGATGTCTGACAAAATGTATGTGTTTGTTTTCATATTTATTCCTCCTGTGTTTAGGCGGGAGCAGGTGCACGAAACAAAAGCCCAAACACACAGGAGGTTGATTGCCGAAGCAACCGATACAGGAATACACCTGCCCCCTTGTTGTATTATGTCCTTTGTCTGCGCCACTACTTAACCTTATTCCGATTTCACCGCCTTGGCATCCCACAGTTCTGCTTTTTCGATGCAGTCGGCGCAGGTCGGTGGGGCATATCCGCTTCGGAACAATTCGGGTACTTGGCGATGTACTATAAAGTGTGCGGGTCGAGCCGCTTTGTCCCTCACCCGCTCGAAGTGTATTGTGCCTTGGAGCATGCCGGGTTGGTTGCATAGGTCACACAACGCTGGCATATAGGTGCATCGGTAGCCACCTTCCGTGATGTAGCCAATGATAATCTTGTTAGCCTTCACTCCGTCACCTCCGCAAGATGGTCAAAATTACAACATTCTTCTGCATCGTTCTTGTCGGGGAAGCCACGACCGCAGTTGCCGCACTGCCATTCACTGAATAGGTATGCGTCGGTCAAGCCGTCACCTCCACTTGTTCTTTGATAAGTTCCCAAGCGGTCACGAAGTCACGCATCAACTGTTCGCTTTCTTCGTATCGCTTGATGATATTTCTAATTCGCTTTATTCTGTATTCATGATTCATGCCGTCACCTCCACGCCTCGCCACCAGTCGGGGGCAGGTGTGCCCTTGTCCCACTTGGCGAAATGCTTGGAATGGTAGTAGGCTCGGTATGCCTTGACCACATCATCGTCACGGTATTCATCGGGCATGGCCTGTGCGAACGGTGTACAAACGAACCTGCCGTACAAGTCTTCACTGTGAGGTATGAGGTGGATTATCTCATACATTTGTTCTATGGGTTCCTCACAAGCGTGGGTCTTGCCGAATCGCTTATTGTATTCAGCGCATAGTGCTTTGGCGTGTTTTGCCAACCATTCAAAGTTGGTTCGTCTGTCGCCAGCCCACACTGTGCATGGGTGATTGTGGTAGCCGCCCTTGTAGGGCTTGCCCGCTTTAGTGAGTGGCATCTGTGCATCAGTTGCACCGTGCCCACGCAGGGCTGATGCCATCATCTGTGCGGCCTCCACGACCATCTTGGGCACATGCTTGTCGCAGTGCATGTGAGCCGCAGTAGCAGGGTCGTGGTCAAGTACGAAGATGTTCATTAGTCCCACCTCGATGCTTCTTGGTCTGCTTGTAGCGCCTCAAGTTCGTTGTGGCAATCGTCGCAAATGTACTGGTCACTGTCATGGTAGTCGTCTGCACAAATGGCACACTGCTCGCCATCATCACCATCATCCCAATTCTTGTCGGGCATTGATTCGTGTAGTGCTTCGGTGGCACACTGCTTGCAGTGCAACACACCTTCCATAGCGGGTCTGTGCTTGAGTGGCTTGCGGCACTTCATGCAGTCACCCCCCATGATGCGTCGAGTGTGCAGTGGTAGCATGCTCGTTCGTTGTCGTTCGGTATCACTGTGTCGTCGCACAGTGGGCACAGCATCAATTGTTTCGATGCCAGTACTCGCTTCACAAAGTATTTCGTTATTCGGTTGGTCATTGTGTGTTGCCTCCATTTTGGTTTTGGGGGTCGCCCCCATATATATTTTCCTGTGCATTCAACATTCGCTTAGTGAGGATGTCGGCCACCGTATCGTATTCGAGTGCTCGTAGGCACTTGATTGCGTCGATGAGCACATCTGTGGTGTCCATGAGTGCCTTGAGTGTCGGGTTCATTCTTCATCGCCTCCGAACTCGCAATAGATTTCGTAAGTGATACCATCAGCATCGGTGTAGTCGTCAGCCACTTGTTGTAGTAGGTCACGCAACCGCTTGACTTCTGCGTTAAGGCTGTTAATCTTCTTGACCCACCCAGTCGCTTCTATTCCATCCGTACCCGTACCCATACCAAGACTACGCAACCGCTCGATTTCTGCATCGGCTTTGACCCATTCCTCCTTCCAATGC